GGCGATGTCCTCCCAGAGGGCCGGGGCGGCGTCCGGGGTGTTCTGGGCCGTGTCCCAGAGGTCGGAGGCGGCGCGCTTGATGGTGCCGCCCCAGTTGATGCGCATGCCGGCTTTGACGAGGCTGCCGGAGCCGGTCAGGCGGGTGAAAAGCTCTGGTGCGAGACTCGCGTCGGCGTCGGTGAGACTGGCTGCGCTTTTGACGATATAGGGGCGCAGCGCCCGCGCCCGCTCGGTATACGTGCTCATGTCAGTCCGCCTCCCCGAGCAGAATTTTTGCGGCGGTCTCGGCGTCGTCCAGCCGGGCGCGCAGGGCGTCGGTGTCCTCCGCAGCTTCTTCCGCCGGGATCCTGGTCTCCGTCTCCTTGTAGGTGTACGGCGCGTCGGTCACGTCGACGGCCTCGGCGTATTCCGCGCCAGTCTCATTCTGCCGAATCATCATTCCTGCATCAGAATAGGTACGGTATAGCTTTACACCATCCTTACGCTGTGTATAAAATTCTCTTTGAATCATCTTTACACCCCCACGATATGACTTGCATAGGTTGACCAGTTTGTAGCTGCTTTCCATGCATCCACAAGTGCTGCCGGAACACGGATTTGACAGTCAGCGGGAATGCCGGTAAAAGCATTGGTGGATGCTAGTGTCGGAACCGTTGTACAAGCTGTGAAATCATAAAAAGCTACACCTCGACAATTATGAAATGTAGAATCTCCAATACTTGTTATACCATTAGGTATTGTAATTGATGCTAGAGAATAACAATTATTAAATGCTGAATCTCCAATACTTGTTATACCATTAGGTATTGTAATTGATGCTAGAGAACGACAATTACCAAATGCTGAATCTACAATATTCGTTACACCATTAGGTATTGTAATTGATGCTAGAGAATAACAACTATAGAATGCTGAATCTACAATATTCGTTACACCATTAGGTATTGTAATTGATGCTAGAGAATAACAACTATAGAATGCTGAATTTCCAATATTCGTTACACCATTAGGTATTGTAATTGATGCTAGAGAATAACAACAATAGAATGCTGAATTTCCAATACTTGTTACACCGTTTCCAATCTCAATTCTCTGAACACTATTTCGATAAACATAATTTCGATTGTCACCACTAGACGAATACCGAAGGATTGCGCTAGCACTAGTCAATGAAAATTCGCCGTAAAACCCCATCGTCCCATCAACTGTCAGCTTGATCACATACTCGCCCGGTGCTGCATAAGCATGATTCGACGTCCATTTTACAGTCGTTGTGCTTGTCCCCGTCAGTGTATCCGGTGTGGTTCCATCACCCCAGTCCACGGTGACAGTGCCATTCGGGCAAACGCCGAGCATTGGAGATGTGCGTCCTTCTTCCAGGCGGATATAGATACGGGTCTTGCCGTCATCTGTGATGTACATCGCGCCGACATTCATTTTGCGATTTGTGGTCTTGAGGTCAGCCAGCGACCAGTTCCAGCCCTGACAGATAAGCCCGTTATGCGATGGATAATCTGGTAGCGCTGTCTTTGTTGCCAATTCTGATAGCGTCCAAGACGTGACAATCGTGCCATCGTAGTCGTAGAACGTGATGTCACCGGGCGCGCCGGGGGCGGATGATCCGCCGGTTGGGATCGTGCCGATCGCGTCCGCGAGGCCCGCGACGGTCTCGGCTTGCGGGGTCGTGCCGCCCTTTGCCGTTACGGCGTCATAGGCTGCGCCGACGGCGTCGGTGATGCGGCTTATCTGCGTCTGTACGCTCATGTCGGCCTCCTTAAATCGCGGCGAGAGCGTTTTCGATGTCGTCCGTCAGGCTGACGGTGCCGCCGGAGGTATAGCCTGCGGGAATGTCTACGCTGGCCTGCGTGAGGCCGTCGATGGTCTTTGCGATCGCGCCGTTGTTTGCCATGGTGCCCTCGGCCTTGCTGCCGTCGGCCAGCACGATAAATTTGCCGTCCAGCACGTCAGCCGCTCCGGCAGTCACGCCGGAAACGTCCTTGTATTTGTCTGGAATCGCGCCGACCGTGACCTTGCCGAGTACTTTGCCCTTTGTGGGCGTAATGTCCTGCGCGGCCTCGGCAGGCGTGGCGGACTTGGTTTCCAGCATGACAGATACCTTGCCCGTGCCGGAGTGCTTACCGGCGGGGACAGTGTACTCCTGATTGCCGGTCGTCGCGTCCAGCACTTTCTCCACTGCACCGTTGTCCGGCATGGTGCCAGCCTGCGTTACGCCGTCCGCGTCGATAAATACTTTATTCGCCAGCACGTCGCCGGGTGCGGCGGTCGTGGCGGACACGTCCTGATAGTTTTCCGGGATCGCGCCGACGGTCACGCCGGACAGGCCGTAATAGCCCTGATCTGGTGTGACGGACTGCTGCTCCTTCGTCGGCGTGACGGATTTGGCCTGCAGGTTGTAGTTGCCGCCGCCGGAGACGCCCTTGACCGTGCCGGAGCCGTTGTGATAGCCCGCGGGGATGGTGTAGGACTCGCCCTCCTTGACGTTGGCGTCAACCGCGCCCTGATTTTTGATGGCCGATGCCTTGTCGGCCAGCGCGTCGAGCTTGTCCGTGCTCGCGGCGAGGCCGAGGCCGACGAGCCATGTGCGCAGCTTGTTCCGCGCGGTCTGCAATCTTGTAATTTCAGTCTGTGTGCTCATAAAATCCTCTCCTTAAATCGTCGCGAGCAGCGCGTTGATGTTGCCGACCTCCGCAAACACAGCGGCGGACGTTACGGGCTTGGTGTTGTCCTTTTCGACTGCGTCCGCCGTATCGACGGACAGGGTGTTCGTTTCGGCGTCCAGCTTCAGGCCGGGGCCGATGTTGTAGCCGCCGCCGGAGCCGCCGCCAGCACGCACGGAAACGTTAAAGGAAACGTCAACCGGATCGCGGTTCTTGAGTTCAAATTCAATGCCGCCCATCACAACACCGCCTTTGAAAGCGCGGCAGATACGTCGATCTGCTTTTTCTCGGAGCCGAGCACGTCACCGCTTTTGAATTTCACGCGAATCTGCATCGGGCAGACCTTCGGCAGGCGGAATGTTTCTTCCTGCGCCAGCGGGAAATAGAATTTCCCGTCCGCGTATGTGATCTGGCCTGGGTAATACTTCTGCAAATACAGAAGCGTCATTTCGATCTTCTCAATATCGTCGATCTCGACAGCCTGCCCGTTGTTCTTGACCGTGACGGCCAGACTGTACGCATCGCCCTGTACCATGCCGCTCATACGTCTATTCCTCCATATCTTTCGTGGAATATCGCTCTAATTCTTCCGCGCTTTTCCTCTTCAAAATGTTTGCGATTTCCTCCTGCGTAAGCCACGGCAGCTTGCTCAGAATCGTTTCGTCGTCAAGGTAGCTCGCGGCAAGCAGCACCATCTGCGTCTGCTCCAGCTGGTTCACGATCTTCGAACGCGTAAATGTCGGCTCATCGTCAATGCCGATCAGCGCAAAAAGCTGATACAGGAAATCACCGACGCAGTATTCGAATTCGTCGACTTTGTTGTCCATCTGCTGGTATGCCGCCGTGATCTCAGTCGCAGTCTTTTGCCCGCCCTGTATTTTCGTGGTGTCCAGCATCTGAAAGTCCCTGTAAAGATCGTCGCTGAGTCTGCTCAGCAGCGCTTCCCGCGCCTCGACTGGAATCGTAAGCGTGTGGGCCTCCGCCTTTGCGCCGTCGTCGTCCACAAGGCCAACTCCGATCCTCCGCATAGTTTCTTTGAACCGCGCCATATCGATTTCGTCCATGCCGCCTGCGTTAGAGATCGTCCAGTAGATAATCGATGCGTCATCGACGGTATCCGCGAAACCGGATTTGATCAGATCGTAGCAGTCAATTGCCTCGCGTTGGCCAACAAGCTCGGACTGCTGGGCGCGATTGCCGTACATGGGGATGATCGGGAATCCGGGGTAATTCTGATACTCCAAGATTTCTGTTCCGTCCACCTCAGACGAGGCTTCGACGGAGATATAGCCGCGTTTCGGTGCTAAAATCTCCATCTCTTTCCCGCTCCTGCGGATGAATTGTGTGAATCCGTCCGGCTCGTACAGTGTCGCTCGCAGCGGCTTGTTCGCCGCTACCTGCCAGAACCGAATACCGGCGCGAAGCGATCCGTTTTCCTCATCCAGCAGCGGCACAAATTCTAGGGCCGTGAACACTTCCAAATGATCGAGGTTCCAGAAGCCATAGGCCACGCCGCCGACGAGCGCCGAGCGCGCCAACTCCTGAATCTGATTGTCAAATTTTCTGCCGAGCCGCTTCTTGTTCTCGGCGTTTTTCAGTATCACGCCGTTGCTGAGCAGATACTGTGTTTCCTGCCGCATGAAAATCGGGAAGAATGCGCTGCGGAGCTTGTAATTTGCGCTATAGTTGTCCGGGATAGCCTTCCCGGACAGCGTATAAAGCAGCTTCTGCACGGTAATGATGGTAACATTCCGGTGCTCGTCGTATTCCCGCGCAATTTTTGCCTGCTGGTACAGATCCGAGTTTTTATGATCGTTGATCGCGGACAGAACAAATTCCATCCGTTCCCGGTCAGACTTTTCCGCAACCTCTAAAAAATCCTGATATGTTTTCATCTTTTACCTCACCGCGCCAGCTCCGGCACAAATCTGTGTTCTTTGAAGTGCTTTTTCAAGACCGTCATCACCATGTACCTGATTTCGTCCATAGCGTGGTCGTTTTCCTTCACGACGCGGTCAGATTCTGCTTTTTCGTCCCACCTGTAAAGCCCGAATTCGCGGATGGCGTCCTCGCAGCTCTCATGGATTTTGAGCTTCCCAGACGCAATCATCTCAGCCGTTGTCTGTATGCCGGGCAATACATCATTCACAGCCCCACGAACTTTGAACTCATGGTGCTTCTTTACGGTGGCAATAAAAGCGTCCGCCGACGGGTCTACAATTAGGCATTTTATATCCCTCCCGCCTGCGAGGCGCTTGACCTCTGAATAATACTCTTCCGGCGTTTTTTCTTTCCGTTCTTCTCGCCCGCAGTAATAATACTCTCCGATTCGCACCGCTTCCGTTTTCGTCACGCACCACAAGCCAGCCGAAAACGGATTGTGCGTGCCGTAGTCAATGGAAATGTAGTAATCGCCGGTGTCCGGTGTTTCCTGTACGATGCAGGAATCGCCAAACATCGGATACACAAGCCCTTCCGCAATGCAGCGCTCACCGAGGATATCCCGTCGATACCAGATGCTTTTTATATCATACTGGCTTTCGATTTCCGCAAGCCTTTTGGCTGTAATCGTTGCATTGTCCCGGATAGTAAAGTGCCGGTAATTATACCGCGCTCCAAATTGTTCTGGGAATCGATCTATGTAATTCTGGTAAATCCAGTGTCCAGGCGACGAAGGGTTTAAATCCCAAAAAACACGTCGAAGTTTTGCGGCAAGCTGTCGATTGAATGCCTCCTTGATCGTGTCCTCATGGTGAAGGTTGATCTCGGTTGCAATCCACATTCCGTATGAGTTGCCGCGTATCTTTTTAAAGCTGTCCGCTTTCGCCCCGCCCGCAAAAATAACTACATAATCCCGCCCACAGGATTTAATTACAAGAGCCTCGTTTCCCTTATACTTCGTCCATCTGCACCGACCGCGAAATAGATATTCAAGCCCGAATCCGTTCGCGTCTCCAATGTTTAGCTTAGCGTTCGCCGCTGTGGAGCCGGTCGCCAAATGGATTCTATCAGGCGTGCCTTTGTTTATCATCGTTGCAAAGGCGGCTATATTGTCGATGGTTTTTCCCGCTCGAACAGCACCTTCCGCAACAGAAATAATGCAGCGCGTTGCATTTCTGATATATTCCTTATGCTTATCCCCGAACGCTGGGTGGATTGTCGAGCTTTTCATTCGATACCCGCTTCTTTCAGATAAGCGTCCGTATCCTCCACGTCAATCGATTCTTCTGGCTCATCGCGCTGCCCTAAGTATTGCTTCCCAAGCCAGATAGCCATGCTTGCGTTCTTTTCCGCAAGCCGCCACTGGCTACGTCGCAGTGAAATTTTCCCCGCTCCTCGCTTTTGCTTGAATACCTCGGAAAAACTGGCATGATAGGTGCGTTTACACCAACTATCCAGTGTTTTATCAGTCACATCAAACCAACCGCAGATTTCCTCAAGCGTGCATTGCAGGCCGCAGAGGTTCTCGAACTGCTTCTGATCTATTTCCTTTCTTGGCCTTGCCATACGCGCCCTCCTTTCTCTGCTGGCGTTTGATAAACTTCTCCA